GTACCGATCTCACCGTTAAGAGTATTGCCGGCAGCAGCATAGTGCTGAATAGGGATAAATGCTTGATTGTTGAAATGATCAACCATTTTCTCTACGATAGAGATCAGTTCTGAGCCAATATACATAACCCGAGCAGCCGGAATAGTCTTGGTATCAACCATACGACTACCGGTGATTACCGTAGTATGCTTAGGGGTACGGTTATCATCCAGATCGATAGACAGCTTAGAAAGATCAGCATATTCTACTTTACATACTGCACCGGTAGCACCAGAAACAGTGGCAAAAGTAGTAGCAGCACCAGCCCAACGAATAGTAGTTGCAGCATGGAGAAGATCACGTTGAAGAACATCCTCAGTGATCTCTGCGGCACCGTTCAGCATCTCACGATTAATATGGGACTCAAGTTCATCATCCGTATCAAAATCAAGAGACTCTTGAGTGTACTCATCAAAGAAACCAAATTTCTGGAAGGTTCCTTCAAGCTCGATACGTTTAAAGCCAACACGGTTTACTCGACCACCTGCCTCAGAAATAAGAGGCAATTTGTGATTAATAACACCGATGTCTTTAGACGAACCATAGAGGTTTCCACCGTTAGGGGCAACTACACCGCCAACTCCGGCAGCAGTAAGAGCAAGTTCTTCAGTGGAGTAAGCAGTACCCTGCTCAACACCAGCTGCATTCCATGCAGACCAAGTACCTACAGTAAGGGTAACGCCGGCAGCATTAATACCCTGATCATTGATGTTACGCTCATCGAGCATAGGCATGTAATGATTCTGCTTAATCTTTTTACCAAAATGCTTAGGCATACTGGTAACATCAGCCAGGGGAGAAAAGAACTGAAGTTTTTTAAGCTCAATAAGAGCTTTCTTCTGATGAAAGTCAGTACGGATCTGAGTACCGATAGTAGAAGCGGTACCGCCCGCAGGGTCGTTGTACATCTGAGTAGGCATGACAAAATCTCCTTATATTTTTAATACAAAAATTAGCGAATTTGGGTATAAGCTGTCGCAGGCAACTTGTTAAAATCATCATCCGATAAAGACAGGATGTTAGACGGCATCTTAGCCGTAGGTGTTGATTTACTCGTTGTAGCTGTTGCAGCCTTTTTCTTAGCTTTACGTGCATCATCTGATTCCTTACTTTTCGTGGTATCAATAGTGACTTTTGGAGCAGGTGCATTAGGTTGACCGAGTTGCCCCTGTGAGTGCATATAATCACCCATCTGTTTGTAGGCCTCGAAGTCAGATACACCAACAAGTTTACCGAAACTACGTGCTCTTTCTACCTCAGAGTAGACCTTATCAAAAATACCATTACCGATATGCTCATTGATTATCGAAATAATTTTAGGATCGGCTGCAATAGTATTTCTGCTTGAATCATCCCAAGTCTCAGATACAACTTTTAGAGTTCTAGCGTAGGTAGGAGTACTTTGAATTGATTCAAGTACAGTCTCTAACGCCATCTCAGTATCACTGATTCTATGGGTCTTTGGGGTATAATTGCTATCAGCCTCCGTATCAATTGCCAAGGGGTCAATACCACTATCCTTGATCAATTTGGTTATAGCAGCTGGATCTTTCTTGGAAAGATCAATGAGGTATCCGAGTTTAGACTCATCAAGTAACTCATGCCTTTCCAATAATTTCATTATTTTTAAAGACGGCTTAAGACTTGCCATCTTCTTATGATAATTAGCCCCCATTTGCATAAGGGAGATAATTTCATCAGTGTCCTTTACTTGTATATCAACACCGTTAGCTTTAAACGGTGTAGTTAATTTCTCATACTCTGCCTTGAAATCAATAGTTGTAGCTACTGTGTCTTCAGAGGTAGTTTTTTCTTTTGGCTCAGAATCTGTTTCACTCGTGGCTTTATCTTCATCAACAGATTCTTTATCTCCGTCTGCATCAACAGTATCAGTGCTGTCAGTATCAACAGTAGTATCAGTATCTGTAGTTTCAGTGGATTCATTATTAGAATCATCCTCTACCGTAGCTGTAGGTTCAGGGAGTTTTGCAAAATCCTCATCCGACATCTCGATTGGACTGACATCATTTTCATCTGCCATAATTAAACGTCCTCACGAAGGATAGACTCGCGATACTCCTCGTCATCAGCAATAGCCTTTTCAGCCATATCACCCATACGCTCGGTCATGATCATAAATTGGTTAAACTGACCTACAGCAGCTAAACGCTTTTGCAATCCCAGTTGACTAGCCTGGTCCTGTAAAGCGGGTTCAGCAAGAGCCTTTACTGTCCTACTCACATCATTAACCATGAAGTGATCAATGAATACTTTCTTGAAATCTTTGTTCTTGTAGAGGCGTCTGATAGCAGCTGCTAGAACAACTTTCTCTTTTGCTGCTTCAATGGATAAATCAATTGCCTCTACTTGTTCTGTTACAGTCATGTCCATATTTTAAATCCTTTGTGTCCCTTCATAATGAAGGATAGTTTATATTAAGATTGAACCAAGAAGCTCAACCTACCATCACCTATTTATCTGTCTTAGCCTTAAGCATAGCCTCTATGACTTTAGTCTTAGCCTGTGCTTCTGCCTGACCTCTAATCTTTTCAAGGTTACGCTCTTGCTCTACACCCGATTCTTGCTCTACATAGCTAAGATCCTTGTTATCGGCGTCACTCAAAAGGTTTCGTGCCTTAGCCTTCTCTGTGTCAACCTTAGTGAAATCAAGGAGAGTAGCTGCCTGTTCACCACCTACCTGTGCTGTAGTAAGGTTAGCATTTGCTCCATGCTGTTGAGCTAAAGCCTGTTCCTTGGCTATCTGAGCCTCAAGTAGAGCTATCTCCATCTCCATCTTCTTCTGAGCCATAGGATCAGGTTGAGGCTGATATTGCTCAATAGCTCTAGCAAGAGCGGGCATCTTTCGTAATTTAGCTATGTCTGTAAGAATCATTCGAGACATAGCAGGGTCCATATTATTGCCCATAGTCTGAAGCATGAAGGAAAGCTCTTTAGCCTTCTGATCATCTTCTTCAGCAGTGCTTATGGTAAGTTTAAGATCGAAGTTTCCTGGTAGGTCATCTCTGCGTATAGTGACAAATTCCTCATCTGTAATACGTACAACTTCCTCCTCAGAGAGAAATATGGAGTTAAGAGATATGACCTTTCTACCTATTTTAACTACACCTGCAGCAAGCCTACGGAGAATACCAAGCTCACGTTTACTAGCAGCATCAAGAGCACCTCGTACACCTGCAGCGACATCGCCTAATGCTTGACCTGTTATGCCGGCACTAAATGCCTTTACACCAGAGAAGCTCTCTGCTTCTGCATTCTGAATATTCAGCATGTTATAGGCGGATTGAGGAATCTCAGGGTAGGTATGCTGAAATACCCCTAAACGAGGATCAGTATTAGCATTGAACTCATAATCCCTGCCTTCCCTAAACTTGCGGGCATTAGTAACATCGAGGAAGTCTTTACGCATACCTGTTTGACCAGCAGCAGACTTACCCATCAAATCAATCATGCCTCTGCTTACAGCCCCTATGATCTTCTGATTATCTTCAAGAAGTTCACCATCAGGCTCACCATAAGAAGAACGTCTTACAGGCATTAATACTGCGAATACAAAAGGAAGTTCCTTATCAGGGAAAGGACTCTTCTCCATACGTATGATGACATCCCCAACCCAGGTAATGACTATAGGCTCAACAATACCGTTATTATTAATATCCCAATAACACCAGTATTCAGTAGCCCATATTTTTGTTCTAGGGGCATCTTTGAAATTGAAGTTAGAATTATCCTTACCTGTTTCATAATCAGGGCTATTAAGAGGAGAAGCTCCTTCAACATTAATAGCTTCAATGTTCTTATACAGACCACTTTTTTTAAGCTCAGATTTGGATGTTTCAAAGTTGAAAGCAATAAAACCAGCCTTGGTTAAATCACCTTCACAGGAGGGATCGATAATTATATTACGAGAATCACATACAGTGACTGTAGGTTGATTCTTGGTTTCAACTGTACGCTTTACTATCTCAGTACCAATCTGATTAGGTATTACTACTTCACCTGTTCTGAGTAAGTGATCTATAGCTTGTTCAATACCTGGATTTGCATACTCAGCATACATCTTAGGATTGGTTTCTTTCAGTGTAGCTAAGGCAGTGTATTGCTGAAATGCAGCTCCCGAGGCATCAATAGTAAATTCATATTGAGGAACTTCTTCTTCAATAACTTCTTCTTCTGTTAACCAACCCACTCTAACGATTGCTGTACCCTCATCCACAGCAGCTCGTACGTATTCATCAATGAATTTTACTTTATCGATTTTAGTATTGAACTGGTTATTAAGGACAAGCTGATTCTGATATGCGCTCTTAGCGTCTTCTGCAGTTATTGGATAAACATTAAAGATGTCATCCGTACTAAGAAAAGGTTCGGTTAATGTGGGGTATCTCCACTCAGCCTGCTTACGTATGAGTTTAGGTTGAACATTGGATCTACCCTTAACCTTAGCAATCTTTGCGGAACCAGTAATATTAAGGTTATCCAACCAACGATCTATCTTTGCCTGTTGAGTGTTATGCTCAATAACAGCATCGTCATACTCTTGCTTTAAATCAGATAATTTAGGCGTATTAGCCCATCCGGTTTTAATAGTAACAGTCTTTTTATCTACATCTATTTCAGTTGGCATATTACACCGCATTAACTTAGCTTTAGAAGTTAGTGTCAAATTATTATGTTTGAGTGTAATACCTTAAATTTTAAATAGCAACCAAACTATTACAAATTAACTATAGTTTATCTGAATTAATTTAATTAATGGTAAAATCCATGATCAATATGGT